TCCGCCGGGCCCAGGGGGCCCTTACACGGGGTCGGCGAACTCCATTCGCCTCCTTTTCGTCGACTCGACAAACCGTGACCAGACGTTATTTCCGAATGGAAATAACTACGTCTTACACCTTACACGTCCTATCAGAAATATTGAACGTGTTGACCTCGTGAGTGCACGTGTCCCAAACAGCATGTATAACGTCTCGTCGGGCGCGAACGTCTTGCAGATCCCGTCCGCGTCACAGACGGTTTCGATTCCCCCAGGCTTTTACTCCGTCTATGACTTGGCCACGGCTCTGACCACGGCCGCCGCACCTCTGACCGTCACGTACCTCGCCTGGGCCGGAAAATTCATTTTCAGTTCCCAGACGTCGGCCTTTACGCTCGTATTCTCAAGCACGTTCGGGTCTCTCATGGGGTTCCCGACTGGAAAGACGCTCGCGAGTGCCTTGGCACCAGCGACCCTCCCGACCTTTGCCGGACAACAGGTACTCATGGCCACGAGCCTTCCTCACATGAATCCGAACGACCAGATCTTTCTAGACATCGATGAATTGAAAACGCCGGCGCACGTGTACACGGGCGGGCTCACGACGGTCCAGAACCAGGTCGGGTCCCAGAGTCTTACACAGGTGACTGTCACGGGAGCAAATACCGAAAGGACATTTGCGCCCATCACGATGGATGTTGGTACGGGGTGTATGAAACACTTTAGTGAGAACAGGGACTATAGCATATCGGCCTTTTACCCTGAACCGATCAATTCTCTCCAGCGCCTGACGATCCGGTGGTTGGATGCATCAGGCACGCCCCTGAACTTTAACGGGGCCGACTGGAACTCGTTTATTCTCCGACTCCACCTCCGCGAGACTGTCGTGGAGGACCATGACCCTGAGGACCATGACCCGCTCGAAAAGAGGGTCGCGCAACTCGAGATTATGAGGATGGTTGAAGATGCTCAACAAAAGGAGCGTGAGAAACGGTCTGCGAAGCAGACCGGGGGCCGAACCCCTTTCGGTAAATGGACTGTGATTCTTCTGGCACTCCTTAGTGTCCTGGGGTACGTCCTATACAAGAACTTTAGGCCGCCCGAGTAACCGCGAAGATCTGTCCTGGTTTCTGGACCGTAATGTTCCGGGCCGTGTACTTGACAATCATATACACGAGAACAGACAGGAGGGTCGTCAGGAGGGCGGCAATCAGGGAGTGACTCAGGGTATCCTGAGGAACCTTTATGACCTGCGCGATCAAGGTCCGAACAACATCGAGCCAAGTCAGGGCCGCCACGAGTCCTGATGCACCCACGATGCTGTTCAGAGCAACACTCTCGACCTCAACAATAAGGGACGTCATTTACTCTTAAGAAAGAAAATTCCAAAGACGGCCAGGGCTGACGTGACCAGCAGGACCTTCTCGCGCCAGTCCTGTGCGCACTTACACTTCTGACGCTCCACAGTCCACAGGGAGCTCAGGAGCGTACCGAACGCAAAGAGGCTCAGGAACCCGAGGGGCCCCACCAGGCTCTTGGGGAGGTCCTTGGCGACCAGGGTGAGCAGGATGGCAAGCACGTACCAAAACTTGAGGAAGGACCGGCGCCAATCCTGGACACACGGACAGTGGCGCGTCTCGAGGCTCATGGCCCATGAGAGACCGACGGCATTCACCAAGAGGGCCGGAATCTCGGGAGTCATTTTTTACTCTTTACAAATAATTTATTCACTATCGTATTCGGACTCGTCGCTCTGGATCAGGGCCCACTTACCAAACACGTCTTCGTCCTCGTCCTCAGAGTCACTCACCCTGAAGACGCTGAATTGAGTCTTTTTTTCAAACGGTCTTGGGACGGAAATTTTAGAATAAAAAACGCTGAACGTGTGATCGTCTGGGACCCAGGGCTCGGGCTCCGTTGTCATGATGGAGTCGGCCCTCTCTACAAATTACAGGCCTTTTCAACTGCCGACTTGAGCGCACGTTCCGCGGGCGAGTCTGGTTCCCATGCGTCCCACGTATCTGCACACTCATTCACTTGGACAAGTTGAGGGTCCGAGCCCTCGTACCGGGTCCAAAGAGATTCATCGGCGTCAGCCGATGAAGACCCGTCAGCGTCAGCTGACGAAGACCCGTCGGACCCCTCACTTCCCTCAGACTCCTCATAGACCTCGGGGAACAAAGACCCTACGTGTTTCCCCGTGACGTTCCGGGCCGCAAACATCATGCCCATGTGCATGTCCTTGGCCAGGACCACGTCGCGCCCACACCCCTTGGCATAGTGACCTGCTATGACCATAGCCGACTCCATAACGGGCAAAAATATGTCCATAGCAGCCTCTTCCATTAGGTGTCCAGAGTCTCGTGCCCTTAAGGCAAGTTCAGGATGTACCCGTCGTCGCCCGAATTATCAAATTGGTTCTTGATCGACTCGAACCCGTTGACTTCAAGGAATGTATAGTGTCTGGCCCATATGGTCAGGATCCTTGGCTGCAGATTCCATGCCGGCAAAGGTTTTAAAAAGAAATCAAAATATTGATTTTTGAGTCGGCCAAAATTCACGGACCCCGCGGGCCGGGACCCTTCTGGGTCGAGAGAGAATGAGTACATGTAGTACGGCCTGAGAGGGACGCGCGTGTGGTAATCCAAGAACTGGGCCGTACCCAGGTACAGGTACGTCCCCCATGTCGGGTCTATCCGGAGCGCTTCGTTAAAATACATGGCCATGGAATTCAACTGATTCACGTTTGCAAAGGCGGCCGAGAACCCTAGGGTCGTCGTGGACACGGCGCTACTGTTCGAATAGTCGTACCAGTAGTCGTAGCCCTGCGCACTCACCTGATTCTTCACCGTAAAGAAAAGTTCCTTGATGGGGTGCAGAAAGTTTGTGACGCACCGAACGTTTGCGGTCGTCGTGGGCACGGTGTACTCGGCCCTCTGTATGCTTTCACACACGTACGTGATTGGTCCGCGCTTACGGATCCAATCCCTTTCCTTTTCACTCAGGACGACATACTCGACCAAAAAGTGGAATTGCATATTCAGGGTCGAGTTGATGCTTGGAGACGTGAATGCCGAACTGGGCCTGAGGACCACGCGGAAGCGCATATCGGGCACGACGGGCAGACCTTTGGCCAAACACGAAAAGGGTAAAGGGACCGTGTACCGCGTGGACGGGATATACACAGCCCCGGGAATGTTCGGGCCCGTGATATTCGTCAGGCCGGACTGTTGAGCCGTGGGAACTTCACACCCGTTCAAAAGACTTATGTATTCGCCCCAGAGCCTCTCCACGAGTTGCGTACCCGAATACAATTCGACAAAATCAACCATGAGGAGACCAGCCTGTGGTAAAAAGTCCGTTAGACCCTGAGGCACATTCAGGTCGAACCGGAGAAACATGGCGGTCATGAGGTCCCCGTTCAGGGGCAAGGTTGTGAATGTGTCTGTTCCGTACTGGGGCGCGTTTTCAAAAGACACGTCGATGACCCGGGACGCAAAGAGTCCTTGGGCCACGTACTTTTCTTTAAAAAACGTAATTTCAGGTTCTCCTGAAAGAATAATGTCCGCTTGGCCTAATTGAGCCAGAACCTGACGGCCGGCCATTCCTACCATCCAGGGGGAAAAGAAACCGGGGCGCGCCAGCGCCCCCCTTTTCCACGTGAATGTGCGGGACCTTCAAGAGGCTCAATACATTTTCACGAAGTGAGACTTGATGGAGTCTCAGGAGTCTCAGAGGGCTCAGTGCCGGGGCGCTCCGCGCCCCCCTCACTGGTACAAGATCCCCGCAAGTCCATTCTCGACCCGGAGGACGTTGTATGACGTGGCCATGATCCGTAGCTGTTTCGTGGCAAGGCTCGACATGGTCGGGAGATTCAATTGGAACTTCTTTTGGTACACGCGACTCATATTCAGGGACCCGGACGGTCGCGGGTCTTGGGGGTTCCGGGCAAAGGCCAAGAGGTGGAGCACGCGGTTGGGCTGGCGCGAATGATACATCAAAGGCCCTATAAATCTCAAAAAGTCGTATTCGAGTGTGGACCCGTCCAGGTAGTCCTCGCCATTCAGGGTCAACGTCAGGCTAATCCCCGAGTCCGTGACATATACGTAAGGCGTGGCGCTCGCATCCTGGATAACGAAGAAAATCTCACGGACCGGACCTGAAAAGTCAAGGTCAAAGGTCGTATCCGTGCCAAGCTGGAACGTATCATACTGGACCTGCTGAATCACATAGTCCAACCTGTGACTCGAAAACCAATTGACTTCGGGATCGGACAAGTACGCATACTCTATAATCATGGACGTGACGACAAACGAGGGCGGGGTGTACCAGTTGGTCGCGTTGACAAGCAAGGGCGTAAAGGTCCCGAACGTGACCCAAACTTCCACGTCATGGCGCCCGAGTGCACACACGGGCAAAGCAACCTCTGTATGACCATAAAAAAAGAACGGAAGATTCATGTAATACGTTCGACCGAGCGTCCCTTGGAGCTGGTACGCCGTACTCGTGTCGAGCTTGCCCGTGAGGAGGGTCAGACCCGGCTGATTCTCTTGGGGCACGTACAAGTCATTCATAATCTCAATCATCTCGCCCGTGAGTGTCTGAACAGACTGACCACCTATACGGAGCTCGGCCGATTGGATCAAGAAGGTCCCGACCGAGTCGACATACGAGTAGGAATTTGGCGACACGCCCGTCGATCCCACCACGGACAGGAACGTGTTTGCCGTCACGTTGGTCGTCACCTGGCCCGGCACGGACCCTACGAGACCCACCTGGATCTGATACACGTTGGTCGTAAGACTTGAACAGTTGGCCAAGAGGTCCAGAGCGTACGGGCCGACCGTACCGAGTGTCAAGGGCGTGCTCGCCACGAGATTCCATGGACCCGCGTCAGTCCCACTCGCAGACTGGTACAGAATCACATTCGACACGTAGGCATTACTCGTCTCGAAGTAACTCGTCAGACGATACTGTGAAGTGTTTGAAAACGTGAGGTTCCCTCCGGCCGTCACGTGAATGTGTCGAGACGACGCCCCAAACGCCCCGTAGGTCGAAAAATTCAGGGTCTTGAGACCGAGTGAAGTGTTCAGGGCCGCGGGTGCCGTGAAAAAGACTCCGTTTTGTTTGAAATCGTTTTGTTGTGTTGTGGTCCCATTCAGGGACCCTATACCCTCGACCATAAAGTACGAAGGGCTCACAAGCGACGTGGCACCCACGTCCGTAGTTCGCACGACCAGGGCATAGACGTTTGTGACCGGGTTCGAGACGTACACGGGCAAAGTGAACATGACTGTCGGTGACCTGTACTGATCCGTGGACCACTCCGAGACGATCGTCCCTTGATCCACGGACAAGATGGTCACCGAGCTCACATTCCCCGTTGTGGCCAAGAATCCGTGAAACAAAAAGGGACCTCCGGCCGTCATGTGAAACGTGTTGGATGTAGGGCTCGGCACAATCTGAGACGAAAAGTAATTCTGGGTCCAATTTGCAGCCAAATTGATCGTCTGGTTCACGAGAGTCAAGGGGGCTACCAAGGTCCAGGTCTCGCTCATGTCCGTGATCAAGAGTTGGCCCGTCGTTCCGAGTACCAAGGGCGTGTTCGATTGTGTCTCGAGGTCTATGAAATAGTACTGGGTCGTGTCCGTCACGGTCAAGGGCACGACGACCCGTGGAGAGTTCTGGAGCGTCACGACATCGTATGTATACACGGCCGAGTTCCAGGTCCAGCTCGAGCCTATAGGGTGTCCGTCACTTCCCCAGTAGCCTATACCCACGCGCGTCACGGGACCAGACAAAGGGGCAGAGAAAATGACTGCATACGTTCCAGGATAAGTAAACTTGAGAGCACCTCCGGGCGTCACGTTAAAATAATTCGTGTAGCCTTGTTGGGACGCAAAGAGACCCAGGTTTACAAACTGGGCCGTGAGACCGTTTGGTGACGTGTATGTCAAGGGTCCAAGAGACGCCCCGCCCGCAAACAAGAGGGTCGTGGTCTGGTTGAACGTGGCGCTCGGGTTGTACTGGAGCCAGCCCGACTGAACGAGCGTGAAATTCACGTACGAGTTGGACCCCGTGTTCGGAAATGTCCACGTCTGCGTGTTGCTCGTGTAGCTCGTAAAGGCGTGAGGGTCCAGGCCGAAAAACACCCCTACAGTCTGTGCATCTGCAATATTCAACGTGACGCTCGTGACACTCGGAACAAAGTAAAACTGTTCGGCACTCGGATCGTACCCAAGGACTGATGAAAGACCCCCGGCCCACGAAGGCGTCCCAAGGACCGTCGTCGTGAAATAGTAGTCGAGTGTACCAGGCGAGACGGACAGGGCCGTGCTCGATCCATTCACGTACAGGTACGGGACGGGCCTTTGGACGTTTGCAGGTACGGGCCACTCGTACTGCGTCGAGTACGGAAAGAGCCCCGGGAGCGTCACGGCGAGCGTCATGGACTGAATCGCATCCCCTTTGTACGGAACTCGACAGATTCCCTGACCGCCCCAAATAATCTGTTGATTTTCGAATGGAATATTGAAAGCCTGAATACTGAATGGCGTGTGGCGCCTGTACACGCCCCGGAAGTACGTCACGGAGGGTTTCCCCGAGAGGTACACATCTTGCATACCCAGAGCCGCGAGTTGGATACCACTCGCGCTCATCCTAATAAGTCGCCATGAAAAAAAGAAGGGGCCCCGGACGGCGCGTAGCGCCGGACGTCTCTGAAAAAAGGAAGGAGAGACTTCAGACGTCCGGCGCTACGCGCCGTCTGGAGCCCCGCGCTCACAGAGAATTCATAAAGTCTACACAAGTCCTAGAATGAATATCCAGCTCAGGAAATTCGACCCGTCGAAAATGGCCGATGATAAGGTGTGTGTTTTCATCGGAAAGCGTGGAACGGGCAAGTCAACACTCGTTACAGACATTCTGTGGAACAAGCGTCACTTGCCAGCCGGTATCGCCATGTCGGGCACGGAGGAGGGCAATGGACACTACAAACAGTTTATTCCGGACCTTTTCGTCTACTCGGACTATAACAAGGCGGCTATAGAGAAAATCATAGAGCGCCAAAAGAGGAACCTTGCGCTCGGAAAAGCCAGTCCAGTTTTTATACTTATGGACGACTGTATGTATGATAGGTCTTTCATGCGCGACACGGCCATCCGCCAGCTCTTTATGAATGGGCGCCACTGGAAGATTTTCTTTATGATGACGACCCAGTACTGTATGGATATGACCCCTATGATTCGGACCAACGTGGACTATGTCTTTGTACTTCGAGACAACGTTCGGCAGAATCGTGAGAACCTCTACAAGGCTTTTTTTGGAGTCTTCCCGACCTTTGATCAGTTTTGCCAGGTCATGGACGCCTGTACAGAAAACTACGAGTGTCTGGTCCTTGACAATACCTCCAAGAGTAATGAAGTTTCAAATTGTGTTTTTTGGTACAAGGCGGCTATTCGGAAGAACTTTCGAGTCGGGTCACCGTCACTTTGGCAGTACCATCAGAGATACTACAACCCGAAGCATGCACAGACGGCCCCGGGCCAGACACTCGCGAGAAAGCCAGGTTCAGGGACGGTAGAAGTGAAGAAGTTGAGGTGAAATTTCGGCGCCGGAGGTGCCGAGTGTTCGGATCCCGCGCAGCACCCCGGTGTGTGATCGGGGCGCTTCGCACCCCGCCCTTGCTTTCGTGCGCCCCGCCACCCTAAAAAAACTCACGAGCCCTAACAGAAAATGGAGTCTTTTGACGCGAGTGGATCGACCGAAATTGCTTCAGTTATTCCACAGGGCCTTATCGAAGCGCCTCAGCAGGCCGAAAAAAACGTTGGTCAATCTCAAATGGCCGAGTTCTCCTCGTCTCTGGATGAGGTCATGCCTATGATGAGCGGTCCGGCGATGGCGCAGCAGGCGGCGTCTGCACCGGCCCCCGCGCCTCCTCCTTCCCAGCACCAGCACCAGACCCAGGGCCCGAAGAAGATCCCTTTCGGAATGACTGTCCAGCAGTACATGGCGGCCCTCGCAGGTCTCGCGGCCGTCGTCGCCACGTCCAAGCAGGTCCAAGAGCGCATCGCTCAAATGTTCCCGAACGTCGAGCCCGGCTCCATGACCGCCATGCTCGTGACGGCCCTCGTGGCTGCCCTCGTGTTTTACGCCGCCGAGAAGTTCCTCTAGGGCTTTATGTTTTCGCCACAGTACGGGCCCACGTAACCAGGCTTGTATAGGTCGTGCCCGGCACAGTACTTTTTGAGATCTTTGAAATTTTTCCAAAAATTATCAGAGTGTTCATATTCCCGAACTGTTGAATGACTCAATTCGTGAATCAGAACATGCATGGACGTGTTGAGCGCCTTGGGGCCGATGTTGTCCATGCACACGTAAATTTCGTACCCCTTGTTGACATTATAGGCTATGGCCCCCTTGGCCTTGGACCATCCATTCATGGCCGTGAGAATAACGCGCTTCTTCAGGGGTTCCCACCGCGGATCGAGGTTCGGGTCGTCGCGGATCACCTGCAGAAGTTTGGCGTACCTTTGCTTGAGTTGGGCCAGGAGCGGGGGGTCCCGACATCCGTACATGAGGATGGCACACACGAGGACCAGACCGAGTGTGACCACCGTCCAGTCCATCTCTACTTGGGACCTCTATTTTTTTTGAAAACAAATTTAGAATACAGATCCGAAATGAGCCCCGTGGGTCTAGGCACCATGGGTTCCCACACGACCAGATCGAGCCCGCGTGTATCCAGGTCTTGGATCAGGCGCGTCGCGTCGAGCAAAGGTTCCGAGCGCCCTCCAGCCGCATAGAACGGACCGTCCACGAGCCTGACGTGGAGACGGTCACCCTGGAGCGCGAATGAGTTCCCCAAGGAATCCTTGAAGTTCCCCGAGGGATCTGCAAGCACTTGGGCCCTGGCCTTTTCGGGCACGATCCCTATCAAAAGTCCCCCCGGGTTCAGGGACTGTGTCAGGGCCTTGATAGATGCCCTGTATGTGACCGGGTCCTCAAAAATGTAATGGAGCGAAAAGTTGTAACAGATGACATCATAGGGCCCCGAGGCCTGTGCCTCGAGGATCGTCCCGGGTCCTAGGAACCACACGCCCGTGTCTGAATCATGGGCCCTCTGTTCTGCTTCACGCAAAGACTCTTCGTCAGGATCTATAGCAAAGACGTGTGCTCGCGTCGATTTCCACTTGAGAATGTCCCCGCCTCGGCCGCACCCGCAATCAAGCACCTTGGCTCCGGGTTTTGTGACCCAGCGACGAATAAGCTCTCTTTTGTAGTCGTTGTGTTGCTTTCTGAGTGCATCCATTTTGGCCACTTAAAAGAAAAGCACGTTTACCTTTTAAATGGGCGAGCTCACAAACGACTACCTGACGATCCCTGGTCAGCTCTTTGCGTGCGTGTCTTTCGTGGGTCCTGACCAGCCCCAGAAGAATGACCTCTTGGGAATGAAGATTCGTGGATGTTTCCCGACACGTGACGAGGCCTCCTCCCACGCAAAGCGCCTGCAGAAGGAGGATGGACTTGTTGATATTTACGTGGTCGACATGTACAAGTGGCTTTTGATCCCGCCTGATCGGGACAAGATCCAGGATGTTCACTACGCGAATGAGAAACTCGAGGAGATTATGGTCAAGTATCGCGAGAATCAGTCACAGGCGGCCGCCATGTTTGAGAAGCGCAAGCGGGACATGACCGCCAAGCCGCTCGATGGTCCGTACCCGTACATCGACCCTTCGGACGAGAACTCCAAGTTTTATAACCGTCCGGACGTTCCGCCGATTCCGCACCCTTCTGAGATTTTCGAGAAGCTCAAGGAGGAGTTTCCGACCAAGGATGAGGATGTCCTGCGTCGCATGGCCGATGCAGAGGTCGCCACGGAGATTGCCCGGCGCAAGAAGGAGGAGGAGGACCGGCGCGCGGCCGCCGTCGCCACGGAGCCCGCGGCTCTCGAGCCAGTCAGCGAGGAGTCCGAGGTTGTTCCCGTTGCTTGAAAAAAATATACGTACCTAAAAGATGTGGCTGACGATCATAGGTCTTTTAATCATTCTTTGGCTTCTCATGACGGCCTATAACGTTTTGCCCCGCGCGGTCCCCCCGCCCTCTATAGGGGACACGAGCGAAGCACGCCCGCCCTACTACGATACTGATTTTTTGCTTAAAGAAACTGATACGCAAAGACGCGAAGGTGCGTGGGTCGGATTCCTCCAAGAGGATGTGTACAAAGACCGAACAGGTCCGATCGGTGATTTCGTAGGAAACGATTCACCGAGCGGGAAAGCCCCACTCTATTTTATTTCGTAGTGCCGCTTACTTGGCATGAATTACCACAGGTCTCATTGACATGAGCATCCCCATGATGATGATACCTATGGCGACACCGATCAAAATCTTATTATCAACAAAAAATTCACTTTTTCTTTGTGACGGCTGCGGGAGCTCCACGCCGAGAGACGGGAACCTTGGCGGGGGCGGGGGTCCCTCGAGCCACTGGGGCTCGTACTCCTCCTGCTGCTGAGTCTGAGTCTGATTCGCTTCCATTATTGTCCTCGCCACTCTCGCTTTTATCTTCGACTATAAAGTCATCCAGATCCGAGTCGTCCTCATCGTCCTCTATCTCCGACTCGCTAAACGCCACGTGAGAACTCACGTCCGACTCGGCCTCGTCATACTCGTCACTTGCATAGTCGTCCTCGACTTGCTCCACGGGCTCGTAGCGAACAGGGGGCTTGGAGACACGCCCGGACCGCGTGCGCAGCCCTGCAGGCTCAGGAGCGGGTCCGGCCGACAAATCCGTTGCCGACGGCAATTCCAGTTGGGTTGACATATATTGTATCCATAGGTTTTGAATCGTTTAAGTAATACGTGAATGGCTGATCTGGAATAACTTCGTTCAAGAATTTAGGTCTCTTGGGCCCCACGACGAGCTCCCCTTCGTAACCGAGCCTATCTGCCAGCGAATTGAGCTCATCCGTGAAGTTTGTATTCATGAGCCCCAGGTTCCTGACGTGCTCGACCGCCTGATACAAGTGCTCGACCTGGAGCCCCTTGTCAAACTCACGAATCTCCGTCAGGAACAACGTCCATTCGTTCGGATCCAGTCCCGAGTACGTGTGGACCTTTTCCTCGAAGGCTCGGAAACGACCCGCGCCAGGACGAGGGAAGAAGGTCCACAGCACGAGGACGAGGAGAAGCATCCACACGAGGATGTTCATTACTGATACTTGGCGGGAGAAAATGCTCACGGCCCTGGAACTCAAGGCACTCTTCGTTGAGACACTTTTGCTGGATCGTTCCGTTGAGTATATAGAACCATACGTGATTCGATTTGTGTTCGGCCTGGATCCTTTCACACCATTTCGAGTCCGTCTCGACATAGAGCCCCTTGCCCTCTCCCCTCTTTGTACGTCTGACCGCCTTGACTCGAGCCCCGGCCTGACCATCCATGTTCTGACGTATGAAACGCTCGAGGCCCGACTCGTTCAGGCCCGGAGAGGCTTTCGCACGCGTCTGCGCACCGCCTAGGGTCCTGACTGAAAACATCTTGAGCGTCTCGAGCCTGGGTGTTGCGTCGAGGCGTTCGCCCGAGGGCACGGACTTCCAAGGAACGTACGGTCGGCCCTCGGGTTTCTTGTGTGACCAGAGACACCGAAGTCCAGACCCTCCATAGACGCTCTGGTCTATCGTCTGGTCCCAGTGTGCCCCGGAGCCAAGTCCGAGCAAGATGCGTGTTCGAAGCGCCAAAGCCTGGTTTTTGTCCGTGACGAGATCTGGCCAGTGCAAGTGCAGGCCCGACTTGATGAGACCCTCCTTGTCCCTTCGGACCGGGGCTCGGGCCGACACACACCGACCCGGGTCACCCACGGATTCCCATATACGTCGACACAGATCCATGGCGTCCTCATCTTCAAGGATTCTGTCCGACTTGAAATCCACATCAACAAAAAATTTAAAAAATTCTGTTTTTTGTTCAACGACATACAACTTCTTCCCTGACGAGAGGTCCATGAGGTACGCGGACCAAAAGGCATCGAGATCTGCGTCAGGAACATGGAGTTGGCCCCCATTCATGAGAACGTGTGTAGGGCTCTCACCCGATTTGAGGTTCCATCGTTCTATCATCGTGAAGATCAGGTGCCCCTACTCTCTAACCTCGACCGAAAAAATAATCAAAGGCTGATTTGGGCGCCACGGGCTCGGGCTCTGCAGCAGCCGGTTGCTCCTCGGCCACGCGCTTCTTCTCCTCCTCAATCTCTATCCAGTGATGGATCTGCTGAATAGAGTACTTGAAAAGGTCCGAGGGGGACGTGGAGTCATCGTTGCGCAGATTCAAAAGTCGGACGATAAGCTGTTCCTTCTTTTGAGTCATTTATAACGTTTCAGGAATTTAAAATAGAAACCGGGCCGCATTCCCGAGTCTGCGGGACTCGGCTCCGCCTCGGCGCTCTAGGCCCTCAAGAAAAACGTCTGTTTCTCGGGCGTCCTGAGAACCTTGTGAAACTGGGGGTTCTTGAGCACATGGGTCCTGATCATTTCCCATAGGTCGCGACGCCCCGTGATTCCTTCGAGCGTATCGAAATCACAAGAATCATTCTCGTCGTAATTTTTGCGAAAGGGAACCTCGTGTCCCTCCATTTTCTCTCTTTCTTGATTGAATTTCGTGACAATCTGACTCTGTTCTGCTGACGTCATCGGGACGTCAAGGACGTATACGTGATACACGTTATTTACGCCATCAGAATCCTTGAAGGAAAAACTGAAATAGGAATACGTTCCCTTTTTCAGATTTATGATCCCCCGAGTCTCTTCTTCAAGTTCACGAATTGCGCATCGCAAAGGATTGAATATCTCACGACGGCGGCACCCGCCCGTGACAAATGTCCATTCCTTGTAGCGCCTATCGTGGACCAAGAGAAACTTGGGCGGACCGCCATCACTACTGTAGCTTACCGGAACTGCTATGCTCTTGTGTCGTTCCGTCGGGAAGTGGTCCTTCTGAGACTGCTGCATTTCTGGCGTCTCCTAATCTTGGCCCATCAAAATATTTCGAGAGGTTCTGCGTGCTCGGATCGTACGTGACCAAAAACACGAGACCCAAAAGCAGGACCCAAGGCCAGTACTGCATCCTGTAGTAAAGTACCCATAAAATTTACGAGGCATACAATACGCTCCCCATTCCCTTCTGCACGCGCAACACGTTATAGTTTACGCTATAAATGTAAGGGTAGCTCACAGACGGGTTCGCGAGGGCCGCCAGACCGCCCGAGAGCATGGTCGGCACCACGAGGCGGTACGTGTCCAGCCGAGAGAAGTTGAGGGTTCCGGTCGGCTGCAGCTTGCTCGTGTCCAGGCAGTAAGGGATGACCAGGACTGGGGTCTGGCTGTGCGCCCCGAGGTAGCCGTACTGGGTATGGTAGTACTGATTAGCATCGGTGAAGGCGGGCAGAGGCCGAGACTCCCCGACATCCACACCGTTAATCTGCACCTTGAGCTGGTAGTTGGCGGCGTTGGCCGAGCCCAGACCAGTCTGGTAAATGGAGCCGTACTGCTGAGACTGGAAGGCCAGGAACTTGACCGGGTGGGCCAGAGCCAACTCCTGAACAGCCTGGGAACTCAGAGGCACGCGCTGGACCTGGGTAATCAGCAAGTCATGGGAGTTCTGGGCAAAGTACTCGCGCTCGGCCTGGTCCAGGTACACAAAGTTGGCCCAGAGTTGGAAGGTCAGGCCCGCGTAGGTCAGGTTCTGAGAGCTCGTCGAGCTCACGAAAGACACGAGCGTCTGAGGCAGGATGGTCGTGGTGCTGGTCGTGGCCGGGAAGGCCACCGTGAAGGTCGTTGAGGTGACATTCGTCACGTAGACGGGACCGGGCAGGGGCAGACCCACCACGATGTTCCCGACAGTGATGCCCGAAGAGCGGAGCTGGCTCACGTACGACAGGGTTGCCGTGGTGCCGGTCGGGATGGTCGCGGTGGTCACGAGGGCCGAAGCGTTCGGGAGCCAGAACCCGAGATTCGTGCCAGTCTGGTAATCGCTCGTGATGTTCGCCGAAGCGGTATTCGCAAAAGACACAACGGCGTTGGACAGACCCGTGGAGCTGACGTTAGACAGGGACTGCACGACAGACAGGCCGTTCGCGCTCAGAATGTCCGAGGTCGCCGCCACGTTGCCGACCACGAGTCCTGAAGACAGGGGACCGACAAAGGTGTTGCTGGTCAGGACCAGGTTGGCCGTGTTGCTCGAGGCGGCGAACCCGGCGCCGTTACCCGTGACAACAGACGCCGCCACGTTAGCACTCGCGTACGGGTTGCCCATGTTGGTCGCGGTAGGGGCGCCAAAGTTCACCTGGCTGCTGAGGCCGCTCGACCACGTGATGCGGAGCTCAACATCGTGGTACTGCAGGGCCACGAGGGGCAGGCTCACGGACCAGTCTTTACAGAAGAAGAACTTGAGAGGGAAGAAATTGTTCGCCTTGTTGGTCGGGCCCGTCGGGGTCAGGGTCTCGTTGTTCAGGTAGCGCTGGTTGAAGGTCTGGGCGCCGGTGCACGGCTCGATGTCCGTCATGTAGTTGAAGTCCTGCAGATCAATCACCTGGCCACCAATCAGGAGCTCCACACGATCAATCACCTTGGACCAGTCCAGATTCTGGACCTGAGCACCGTTCTGATCACGAGCAGTAAGATACAAGTAAGACAGAAGATCACCCTTCTTCTCGAACCGAACCATGGAAATGGACCCCGGGGTCGGCTGGCCCTGGATAATCTGACGCTCGATGGACGAGGCGTAGTGGGTATACCGCTTGTAGTTGGAACGAAAAAAGGAAACCTCCGGTTGACCCGTCAGCCACGTGTCCTGGGCACCAGTCGCGACGAGCTGGACAATTCCTCCACTCATTTTACTAGAAGACACAGAGTTTTTTCAGGGCTCACGACGCAGCCCAGATGGGTGATGCCAGCGGGTTCCCTGTAATCTGGTCCCGGGCAAGGTTCAGATTTTGGTTGGAGGCTAACGGATTCTTATTGGACTTGGCGTTATTGAGACTCCAGTTCTCGGGCGCCTTGTACGGTCCGCCACCTCCTGCGGCGTACAAATTCATGGGGCCTGGCTGGAGCGGGATGGACTCTTCGCGGACCTGGGTCGCTGCGCCCACCTGGCCCTGAGGGTCCGCGCGGACATTCATGCGTTGACCGTTTCCGGGCCGGTCTGGGTTCACGCGGTTTCCGGTCGAGTGGGGAAGGCTCGTGTCGGTGAGACCCCGTGAATACGGCTGGTAGACCTGAGCGTACTGACCCGGGCCGAGTCCGAGCGTGTCGAATCGCGGGCCCGTCTCTTGACGAATGGTCGTCGCGCGCGTCTTGATGTTGTCCGGACGACCCTCGGGTGCCCGAATGATACCCTGGCCCTGACCGCTGTTCTGGGCCGGAGGGCGGTACCATGACTTGGTCGTCTTGGCCTGGTGGCTCATGGACCCGTTGATGAGCCCAGAACCAGTCGGGAACTCTGTGCCGCCGCTCTTCACGAAGTAGCTGGCCGGTCCCTTTTCGCCTGGCAAGGTCACGAGCTTCTCCTCGTTCACGTTGTTCGGCAAGGCCCGGAAGAACTGCTGGAACCCACCGATGGCCGGAACGTTCGGGGCGACACCCAGACCTGGGCCGACATTCTTGCGCTCGATGGGTGCGAGGTTGTTCTGCTTATTCGTGACGTTCTCACGGTTATACAGGTCGTACACGGGCTCTCCGTGCGGGTACCTGTTCGCCATCGGGGACCAGTCCTGGAGGCTCGACACCGCCTCCTTCGGCGGGAGGTAATCATCGCCGATACGCCGACCGAACGAAGGGTTTATGGGCCGAAGACCGTACGCATCCGCCTGGTGCGTGTGAGAATCTCCGGCGAGTTCTGTATCAAATTTCGTCAGTTGACGAGGAGGAGGAGGGGCCTGCATGATCACGGTGGTTGGCGGGGGCGCAGGAGACTCGGAGTCACTGAATCTCTGACCGGCAAACACAAGACCAACGACGGCCGCAAGGGCCAACGGATCCATATTACTTTTAGTTTTTATTAATTTCCTAGCCCGTGTACGGAAACGGACCCCGGCCCGTCTTGGCGGCCCACGGTGTCGGCTTGAGAGTCAGATACGGCACGACAGAAGGGTTGCGCTGATCGAAGCGGTTGTTCTGGTCATTGCTGTACGTGCTGATGGGGTTGAAAATGAGAGTCGGGAAAGGGTCACGGAGGTACAGATTCGGGAAATCGTACGGGCGCTCAGTGTACCCTGCGTTCCACTGGCTCGTGGTCTGGGACCTGAGGGCGTCATCGACACGCACAACGTCATCGAGCAGAATTGTCGCCGGTCCTTGCCAGATTTTCGGCTGGAGCGTGAGTCCGTCTGTGCGGAGATTGCGCCCCATCGTTACTTTGTATCTAGTTTTTTTTCTAGTGTCCGCCTCCGTAGCCACCTCCGTTTCCGGCACGCATCTGCGTCTGCTCTGGGAAGTGGAACCGGTCGCTATCAATATTAGCGACTCCTGAACCATCCTTGGCAAAGGGAGCAAACTTGGCACCAAAGGCCCCCTCGGCAAAGGCGGTCTGGTCGTTCGGAATGGTACTCGAGGCCGGGGTATAAAAGTTGCGCTCGGCATCACGTTTCTTTTCGAAAGGGTGAATAAAGTCCCAGACCTTGGCCGTCTCTTCACGTACGCTGGGGGCCCACGCTGCTGGAGGACGGTCCGGGTTGTCCCTGTAGTCGGTCATGAGCACGTTCCCCATGGGGTTATCAATCGTCGGGAGTGTGACGGCGTCCCGGCCCCAATACGTTGCCCGGTCGGCTTCGGGCTGTGTCGGCCGGAGCTTCCCGTCTGGAATCTGATTATTCACGTACAAAAAGTAAAGGACGCCCAGAACAAGCAGACCGAGAGCCAGGATACGGGAATCACGCTTTATGAGATACAGGATACACATGGCATACACGATAAAGCGAGTCGTGGCACTCACGCGATCCTTGGCAGACTGTCCCGCCGTGGGCCAAAACTGCAAAAGTTTGTCCTTTCGAAATATTTCTTTAGGATCCATCTACTACTTACTTGGTAGTTTTTTTCGGCCTGGCGCCAGAGGGGGGACGGCCACGGCCGCGCGCAGGTCCGGGGGCGCCCATGGCTCCGGGCCCCATCATACCAGCAAGCAAACTGCTCATAATGGACGGGTCGAACGCTCCACTCTCTGCGCACCTCTTTGCGGCCCCCTCGATAGCCTCGAGCGTCTCGGGAGGGAACATGGTGAGGGTCATGGCAATCATGTAGAGACCGTTCAGGTGCTGCCATATGGCCTCCTTCGTCCGCGGACTCGCTGAGGCCCACACGGGCCCGAACGAAAACTGCTGAATGAACGAGGGATCCCGGGTCGTGAGAGCCTGGGCCTTGGCGCCCGCCAGCTTCATGAATGTCGTCATAGGACCCTTGGGGTCTGCCGCCTTGAGCTCATCAAACTCGGACTTGAATTGAAGGACGTTCGGGTCATCCGGAAACGCAAGTCCGAGATCTTTTATGAAATCGCTGTACATCTCGTTAAAAGCATCCAGGGAACTCATTATCCACAGGGTGTTTTATCTTTTTAACTTAAAATGGTTCAAGACTTACAGATTCTCTGTGGGCCGACCCTTGAGAGACTATAAGGTACACGAGGATCGCCACGAGGAATGCAGGCTTGGCGTACTCTGAATTGGGCACTTGGGCCCGTCCATTCATTTTGTTTTTGCCATAGATGTACACCATGGTGACGGCTGCAGATATAACGGCAGCGCTCAAGGGCTGGCGAAAGTAATGATCCATCTATGAGATTTGCACATCTTTTTTCCCCGTCTCGGGCGCATCCGGGAACAATTCCTCCTTGTGAGTGGGCGCGACGGGCGTGACGCTCACAGTCTTTGTGCCCCCGGGAGTCTCTGAAACTTCTGGGAACTCGGGGATCACGGGGGTCTGAGCAGCCTCTGCAGCATCAAACGCCTGGTCGAGATCGGGTCCCGCCTCGGGCTCGGGTTCAGCCTCTGGCGCGGGCTCCTCGTGCTCCATCTCAAACTCTTCAGACTCTGAAGGCATCGTGAGGTAAGCGTTCAGAATCTCCTCGGTCGGCACGAGATTCTCAATAGTCTCGCGAATACACTTTGTAAAGCGCCTATTGAGGTCATCTCGGCGCTCGCTCACGGGTTTCTCCTCTGTGATGACCCAGGGCTCCTCGTAGAGGTCCCGAGCGCACTCTATGAAACACGTATGAACAAACACATCATTACTCGGCAGTTTCAAAGAGATTTTCTTTGATGTCCTGTCGATACGGATCGCACTCAGGATCTTTACGTGAATCACAAAGACGGCGGCTATGAGGCGCGGAAAGAGCGGACACTCCTTCATGATGTTTGCCACGTGCTCCTTGACCTTGACATTTGACCATTCGCCCTTAATCTTGCGAAGGTTCTGACGGTAATTGTCCACAAGTTTACGATCCTTATTTTCTTTTTTCGTGTCTTCCCAGATCAGCCAAAAGGTATCCACGAGTTCTGGGAGCATGGCCGCGACGAGTTTGCTTGAAAAGCGACGTTCGGCATCATTCAGAACCTCCATTACTACGCTCCAAGTAAATTAATTATTGAACAAAACGCTCGTCAAAATACGCCTTCCAGTATTCGACGGTATCTTCAAGTTCCTGAATACGTTTCAGGAGGACGGACTCGAGAGCCTCCTTCTGAGCCAAGCGGCGCTGGAGACGCTCGACCTCATTCTCGAAAGTCTTTGAAGAGGCTCGGACGTCACGAATCTCCTGAAGACCCTCCCAGGTCTTGTGCATCTTTGAACGCTTGTGTATTGTGAGAGATTCAGGGGACTTGTATGTAAAGCCCGGTCTGCACGGACACGAGAGAATGAGAGACAGATCCATTAATTATTTTTCAAAAATAATTTTTAAGTTCCTCTACTGCGCAACCGCGCCGCCGTCTTTTGAAGGTTCGCCAAGCCAGAAAACAAGTCGTCACCGGGCAAAGACTCTTGGACGCGTGCCACGGCTCTCGGTGCCGCTTGGGCCCACGAGACCATAAAGTGCCCATAGTCCGTTCCACGGGTCACCTTGTACCCCGCCCTTTTCAGCTGGCGCTCTATGTACCCTACGGCCTCTGGAAAGGGATACATGGGAAAGCCGAGAATCAGAGGGGGCACGACGAGACTTGCGGACGTCTCGCGGCGGTCCGCAGCCGCCTGGACCTTTCGAGAAAACTGTTCGAGAATAGTCTGATACGTCTGTTTTCGAACACTCCGTCGTTGGTGCTCACGCTCAGCGAGTTCCCTCGCACTTATCATCCCTAGAAAAGTCCGGATACTTTCTCACGTGCGCACGTACGCATCGAGGCCGGGCAAGTTCTTGGTCTGGGCCAGAGCTTGCTGGACCTGGGCCGCCAGGGAATCCTCAACATCCTTGTACGATTGATACCGATCGGGCGCGAAAGCCTGGAAGGGCCCGCGAGCATCGGGAGAGCTTGACGTGACCTGCTTGAGAATCTGGACCGTCCCATCCTGGGCCACAGTCGCCGTCACGTCGTACTGATTCCCGAAAAACCCACGAGTATCAAGGAACAGGAAGCGCCCGTTGTACTCGGCACCACCCTGTGACGTGCTCGAGGGCGTAATGAAAATCGTATCCACGGGCTGGAGCCACGGAGCCCCCGCCTGTATCTTTTCTATGATGGCCTGAATGATACTCCGGGGCACGACAGGCGCTCCGGGCGGCGGGGAGGGGGCGACCTCATACAGGGAACTGGAGTTCCAGAAGAGAAATGCCGTTGTGGCGGCCACGAGACCCAAGATGAGTACGTCGACTTTTCCAGGCATTTGCTGTGTTAATACAGGCCCTCAAAAAAATTACGAAAGTATATGGCGCTGCTCATCTTTAGCGACAAGTGTCAATTTTGTTTTGAAATTTTAAATTTTGTCAAGAGCAACCCCAGCCTCGGGCAGATGCTTCGGTACCATAACGTCTCGACGCACGGACGCCCGGAGAATCCCAACGTCACGCGCGTCCCTTCACTCGTGACGACTGAGGGACAGATCCTGGTCGGGTCCGAGGTTCGCAGTTGGCTCGAGTCTATGATTCCTGTAGAGATTGAGACATGGGGAGGGTCCGGGGGGATCTTGACCGCTTCTCTCGATGGTGACGAGGGCGGTCCAGACTTGTTCGCGCTCGATTCGTATGGCCAATCCATGCAGCCCATGCTCACCCCAGAACTCAAGGAGAAGATTGGAAAGAGCGTCACAGATGCTTACCAACAGAAGAAATCGAGTTAAAAGGGACGGGCCCAGACACTCTAATGCACTTTCGGACCGTTCAGGCGAATGCCATTAAAGGAATATTCGAAGTCCTCAAGGACATTATCAACGATGTGAATGTCATTTTCGACTCGACGGGCATGAAAATTCTGACACTCGACACGGCCCGGGTCACCTTGGTCCACATGACGCTCGCCGCAGAGAATTTCGAGGAGTACTCGTGTCCTCAGCCCATCTCGGCCGGTCTGAATATGGGCAACACGTTCAAGTTACTCAAGTCAGTCTCCACGGCTGATACACTCGAGATGAGCATCTCGGGCACGGAGCACCTCGAGTGCATCATCGAGAATGTGGCCAAAAAGTCCAAGACGAGTTTCAAACTAAAACTTTTGGACATTAATGAGGACATACTCGAGGTTCCCGATATTTCCATGGATATCATCACGACCATGCCAAGTATAGACTTTCAGCGCATAGCCCGCGACATGGGGAATCTGTCCCGGGACATGGAGATTATTCGCGATGGCCAGATGCTCATATTCTCTTGCCGCGGGGACTTTGCTGATCAGCAGACAGTTCTCGAGTTTCCCGAGGTGGTGCCAAACCGTACGGGATCTTCATATAACCTCAAGTACATCAATATGTTTACAAAGGCGACGGGTCTTTGCTCGTCCGTCCAACTCATGCAGGATTCGTCTGACCAAGACATGCCTATCGTCTTCAGGTACGGGATTGCCAACCTTGGTGACGTCAAGTTTTACCTTGCTCCGAAAATAGAAGAGTCTTAAAAGGAAAAAGTTTTAAAAAAGAAAATGGAAGCTCGCTTCAACGAAAAGGTGCGTGAGTTTCAGACCCGTATAGAAGAGGCCCGGGACCCCGGGAGCCGAAGTGCCCTCGAAGCCGAGATGTATGAGTACATGATTCTTTCGGCCCCCTTTATCCGAGAGTACCATGAGGAGACTGAGGCCACGGTCACGAGCACGAAAAAGGTGGCCGGGGTCCAGATCCAGTCTCGAAAGGGCGTTCAGCGCCAAGACATATTCAAGTCGTACCTCGAGAATGTCGAGGGCCAGGACATACCTGCGGCCCGGCGCCGAGACGATACACACTCGACCCCGTGCAGGGCGTGCGGGGCCCTCTTTTCAAAAGTACTCGACGAAGTTGCGTCCGAGGAAATTTGTAAAGAGTGTGGTGTTTCTGAATTCTTTTTGGGCGAAGAGGTGGGATTCAAGGAGGAACAGGAAATGGAGAAGAATGTTGTTTATTCTTACAAGCGCGAAAACCACTTTAATGAATGGGTCAGTCAATTCCAGGCCAAGGAATCGACGAGCGTACCCAAGGAGGTCATAGAACAACTTCGGGCCGAGTTCCGGAAACAAAGAATCAAAGACCTTTCAGACATTACGCACGAAAAGGTCAAGGCTCTCCTCAAAAAGTTGAACCACTCGAGGTTCTATGAGCACGTACCATATATAACGACGATTCTCAACGGGATACAGCCCCCGACCATGAGTCAAGCTCTCGAAGAGCGTCTCAGACTCATGTTTTATCAGATTCAAGAACCCTTTGAGAAACATCGGCCAAAGGACCGAAAGAATTTTTTGTCTTACTCTTTTGTCCTTTACAAAATGTGTGAATTACTTGGGGAAGATGATTACCTCCCGTGCTTTCCCCTTCTCAAGTCCAAGGAGAAATTGTACAAGCAAGACGAAATCTGGAAGGGAATATGCAAGGAACTCAAATGGGCCTTTTACAAGACGATCTAGGTCGCCTTGAGCCGCCGACTCCGGCCCCGACTCGTGTTCTTCTTTTTGACCAGGGCCATGGCGCCTACAGTTCCTATGATCGCAGACTCCACGGGGTGCCGAACTGCCGTTCGACCCACCTTTTTGAGTACGAAACCGAGACCGCTCCCGAGAGTACCCGTCATGTCAGCCGCAAAGGCTCGGGAAAATGAATTGGCGCTCTGGAGAGTCGGGGCCGTCCCCTTGTACTGCATGTATGCATACACAAAGTGACCTATGATCTGAGCAATCTTGTACCGGATGGTACTACTATTCGCGGCTCCCCGAATACTCTTATCAACAGCATTCCCTATCATTCGCGTCGCTTGTGCGAAGTACGTCGAATTTGTTGATATGAGGACGCTCTGCACGACACCAGACAGGGCCGTGAACGTCACAAACCATCCTATGGTCATCACGGGGGTCGCCATGGCCAAATTCATACGGCCCTGACGCACGGCCCGGAAGGTCTGAGGGAGACCAAAAACGAGCTGGATCGTGAACCTCGGGTCGGCCCACGCCGCTGGAAAGAAGCGCTGAATGCCATGAACGGCGCCGTACGCGATGAAAGATTGCGTCGCTGTACGGAGCACGTGCTTTGTTTTCACGAAGCGAATGACGGGCCGAGGGGCGCTCGGTTCAATCTCCCCGGCCGCAACAGTCGCAAGCATATCAAGTGCCTGTTTGTTCGGACTCCTCCGACCACCATACAAGTTTGGGGGGCTCATTATTACTCTATGTGGCGAGTTTATTTCTTCCGACCAAAGACCTTCCGGTACTTGGAGTGGATCCAGCGCGCATCTTGCTTGTAGATGCGACTGGCCCGGGGGAGCGTACGCTTGGTCAGGGTGCTGATGGCCACGAGGCGCTTCACAACAGCGTGCGGGTCCTCGTGACCCTTAACGACCGCTTTGGTCAGAGCCTTGTGACGGTTGGTCATCGCCTCGACGGGGTGGTACCCGTAAGAGGTCAACATGCCCTTCTTCAGCCGGCCGATAATCTTGGGCCCCTTGCCGATCGCCCCCACGTCCTTGGTCGGAACTGGACGCACCCGGGACGTCCCCGCCTTGCGCAGGTACGAGTACGGCTTGCGCTTTGTCGTCCCCTTCACGAAAATGCGCTTCTGCTTCCGGTGCATGATGTACCCGGACCGAATGATATGAGTCATTTACTAAGGGCCAAGATTTTTGTCCCCTACAAAAGATTCTTAGACGGTCCGCCCCAAAGTCAAAGAGATCAAGGTCTGATGGGTTCACAAGAAGGGTCGGGACGTTGTACGTGTGACGCATCCGAAGCGCCCCCTGAAAAATATTCATAATGAATGTCTGAAGATTTCTCGTCGGGCTCGGGAGACCCCGGTCAGTCCTGAGTGCGAGTGTCCTGGCCGGGTCCTCACCCATGAATGGCGCGCCCGGAATCTCCTCTTGGAAAGCACCATCTATGTATCTCCACGGACCTATGAGCACGGATGAAAACACGAGGGGCACGGCAATTGTGGCACATATGACATCAAGCACGGACTGTGACGGGTGGGACCTCCATGAGAAATAGACTGTCCGCCCGAGGTCCACACAAAAGGCCGGCACGTGCAAGTCCACTGGTCTCGCGTCCCACAGTTCCTTGAAGGTCAAATCATTTTTTTTAAAATATTTTTTAAAAATTTCTGAAATGAGTTTGCGAACACGAGTGACGGGCACGAGCCCATAGTCGGTCATGAAATTCTTGAGGCTCGGACGCATCAAGGTTTTGATAGGAACGTGAAGTGCAAAGTCGAGCATCTCTGGAATGTCACCCCGTGCGGCAACCCAGAGAAGCGCGAGGAGCCCGCCCGCGCTCGCCCCACTCACAGCCTTGACGCACGTGAGATCGAGACGGGACATTTGGCCCAAGAATAAAAAAAATGCCATGGCGCCCGGACCTATGATGAGGTTCCGTGGCTGCATCTAGTAGTACTGGGGGAACGTAATTCTTAACTGCGAAAAGATAAAGAGGAACGCGAGACCCTTGATGACGATGATGGCGGCCGGGTCAACTGATACAGGCCCGGGGATCATCATCAAAAGACCGGCCAGGACACCCGGAACAACCACGTCCGCCCGAGTCATATTCATCTTGAGCCCGAACCGGATCACGAGCCACGAAAACAGGGGCACGATCAGGAATATGTATGGACGGACCTGGGCCGCCACGAGCCCGATCATGAAAATTGTCGCCGGGACGACCACCTTGGGCGCAGCCAAATCAATCATCATTTCTGTTTAGTAAAAGTCTACATAATATTCGAGCCAGACTTGAAACGCCTGGGGGTCCACGACGCTCTTGGTCAGGAGCCGGCGCCACAGCTGACACACGGGCATCTTGAGATCCACGTTTTGCCACCACTTGGCGGGCTCGCGAATCAGTTCGCAAAAGTCTTCGACGCCGTACCGAAATCGCACGCGACCACAGTTGTCATAGACAAACTCCTGGATTTTGTCGACATCAGAGTACAACTCGTCGCTGTACATGATTTCCCAGTCCTCTTGGCTCAGGGGCTCCTTTTCAGGGCTCTCTTCACGGTCCGGATCTCCTGGAATGTCCTGGTCCGGACGCCTAAACAGAGCGTCTCTCGAGTACTCGTCTCCGAGTCCCATCTATTTTACTTGGTTTTCAAGAGCCCCCACGCTTTAGACCAGTGACACTCACGGTCGAGACATCTTTCAAGGGCTGGGCCGCCTCGATTGCCTGTATGGCACCATCGACCCGTCCAGCATCTCCCTGGAAATAGTTCAAGAGACCCGTGCGAATCACCTGCTTCGTGATGCCCCCCTTGGCCTTTTTCTTCTTGAGGTTCACCTTGACCTGATCCTTGACCTTGACTGTGTCTATGTCATTTGTGGCCATGTGACGCGTCACGAAAGACTTGAGCTCCTTTTCGCGTTTATTCAGAACAGCGAGATCTTTGCGGGCCTCGCTCAACTGGACCTTGAGTGCTATCCATTCTTTCATAGCCTCGGAAAACTCCATTACTTTTTATCACGATTTATTTAGACCTGCTGGAGCGCAATCAATCACTGATACTCGGGACTTATCTCAAACTTGGGCCGCATGGTATCCGGAGGAATCGTGCTGAGGTTGAAGATGCTCACGGGCGTACGGGGGTTGATGGGCTCACT